CCTCTCACTGCGAGTCACCTTCAGACTTCGTGTCCATCGACGGGGTCCCAGGTTACCGAGTAGATGGCGTGATACGCGACGGCGGCGACCACTCGATCTTGTTGATCAGAGGCGCAGACTTCAAGGATTTTATTCTGCTCGGCGGCAGAGAGCTGCGGGCTTCCGAGCCAGTATTTATCTGGGGCAACCCTTCGTTGTCCGGGGTCGTCTATATCCAGCAGCTCCACAGGGGTCTATACCGTGCGTCCCATGCACTGAAGGGACGTATCGTCGATGTACTCGGCTTCCAGAGTTTTCACGGCGACTCCGGGGCAGGAGTGTTCTCGGCAAGGGGCGAGCTGTTGGGCGTCGTATCGTTTATAGGAAGCATGCCGATCCCGCCCGAGGGAGCCATTCAGGCCGCGACCGGTGCCGTCAGGCTCGCGTTTACCACCGCCGACATCGACAAAGCCACAAATTTTAAGTAGTCCGGAGAACGAACGATGGCAAAGAATGTCCACAGGGTCCCGAAGAAACAGTGGTGCAATTGGTCGAAGAACGCACAGCACGTTTTCAACCAGCTGTACTCCCTGATGGGGGAAGTCGGGTTGTTCCTGCACCCCAAGTCTCCCAAGCCGAAGCGCGAACACTGGAAGACCACGAAGTGGAATGCCGCGTGGTGCGCAGCGCAGGCCACGGACCACAAGTGGTAATGTTTTCAGAGGAACGTCGGGTAACTTGACGTTGCAGCACCAGTAAGTCATTTCAATTCAACGAGGTCTATCATGTCAAACGTCAACACAACTGGGGGCCTGTACAACATCCCCCGCAAACTCATCCCTACCACCACGGCGTTCCAGGTCTTCACGGTTCCGGCTGCAGGTCTCTACGCTGGATATCCTTCACCAACGCTTCCCGTGGGTTCCGCGTTGAGCATCGGGCTCAGCGACATCGACGGCAGCCAGAGTTTCGACGGTCGTCCGTTCAAGCTAAAGGTCTGTGGCGAGGCCCTGGGTATTGCCACCAGCACCTTGACACTGACACTGGGTCAGAACAGCTTGGCAAACGTCGGCGTGATCGCTGCAGCGGGTCCAGTCACCTCGACCGGCGTCAAGGGCACCGGTTTCAACACCATCGCGACTTTGTTCAGCACCCTGACTTTGGGAGCCTTGAGTGTGAAGTTCTACGCCGAGGTCCTCTGCCTGTGGTCCAGCGTGAGCGACAGACTTGCGACTGCGATCTTCGCGGTGTCGGCACTGTCCAACGCTTCGGTTCTACCCTCGCCTCCGGTGTGGGCGGCGTCCTCAGCTGTGGCTGCAACAGCTCTCGCCGAGTTGAACTTCACGCTTGCGGCTTCCATCGACACCGCCGCAGACGCCACGACCTACGTGCAGATCAACGAGTTCAGCATCGAGAGGGTCTAAGTACACCCAAGAGAGGGGTCGGGCTCACTCAGGTTTAGATCTGAGGCGGTTCGACCCCTATGCACTCTAAGTGTGGAAGGGGGCTCGGTGCGAATAGCCTGCCACGAGAGAACAACGCACCCCATGTCGTGGCATCCACGTAGGCACCGGGTCGGTACTCCATTCTCATGGAGCCGTAATCCCGGTCTTGCCGTCGTCGGGTGTGACGAGTGTCTTGGGTTTACAGGCCCTGCTCGTCACATCTGGCGTCTTATTTTCGTTTTGGGGGATTGTCAATAACAGCCCCGGTTTTTGTTTGCACGCTAAGCCCTTTCGGCAGTCGGGATCTGCGGATCGTTCTCATTCCAAACCAGATGTTTATTTGCACGCAAACCGCTGCGGACTAGTGAACCGGTGTCACGGAAGGCTCATACCCTTCAAAGTCGGGTTCGACTCCCGAGTCCGCGTCCACCATTTTCCAGCTCCGGAAAATCACCATGCCCGAGAAAGTCAAGAAAGTTCTGGGCTCGAAGTCCGAGTCCGACAAAAGCACGTACCCCTGGAAGAAATCCCAAGGCATGGGCACGCCGGTCGCGGAGTACAGCGAGGCCGGGCCGTTCAGCTGTGGCCAGTGCTGGTACTTGCAGAGCATGGAGCCGCGCAAAGATCCGCAGGGCCTTTGCAACGAGCCCCACATGTTGCGGGACCCTAAAACCGAAAAGATGACGGCGGGTGACCAGACCTTTGCGGTTGTGGACAAGCACCACGGTTGCTGCAGATTCATTGATCCTGTGAAGCCCACGGAGCCCAACGAGAAGTTCGTGTTCGCCGGTGACAGCGACGAGGAATCCGAAGAGCACCACGAGATGTCGGAAACCCCCGGAGAAGAGCTGGAGGAACACAAGGAAGGCGAGGAGCCGGGCGACGAAAACGAGGACACAGATGAAGGAGCCGACGAATCCGATTAACCGAGGCCGCGAAGACTGGGTGGTCAACCTTGTGGAGTTCATCAAAGGCAGACCGACGCTTACCTTCGATCCGCTGCCTTTGTTCGAGCATCTCGAAAGAATTGAGATGGCGTACTGTGTGGGAAAACGACTTGTGCTTCCAACCTGCGTGCGGCCTCAGTATGAAATCAAGGACGTAAGATTCGGAATGTTTCCAGTGATGATGTCACTGAACTGAGGTTATCTACATGGCCGAAAGCAAATCGAAAGCAGTTCTCGGCAGCAAGCCGAAGGACGAGCTGACGCCTCGTGAGCTACGACGCCTTAGTTTGGAGCACACGTCCAACGGACATATCAAGGCGACGCACGAGTATGGTGACGGTGAGCCCGAGATTCACGCCGTAGAGCACGGCGGCTTCTTCGATCATCTGAACAAAGCCTTCGACCTGGGCAACGAGAAAAAGTCAATCGACGCGAAGAAGTCAAACGTAGAGGCCTACGAGAAGGAACACGGCTCCCTGACGAAGCCCGCTGCGTCTGCGCCAGCAGCCGAGACTCCGGGCGTCTATGATCGTATCCGATCTAAGTTGAGAGCGAAGGCTGCGGAACCAGCGGCTCCTACTTCTACGCTGTTGGATCACGCCGACGCACTCATCAAAGGACAAGGACGGTAGAGACCATGCCAGCCAAACAAAGTAGAACGAAATCCGCACTCGGCGGAAAGAAGTCGAAAGGTTCGTCTCGCGTCCCCGAGGCCACGAAGAAGTTCGTGGCAAACGCCGTGAAGAAGCATGTCCACCGCATGCACATCAGCAAAACGGCGAACGGAAAGTTCCTTGTGGATCATGAGTTCAAGTCTGCGCCGGGCGAACCACCCATCGACAGCGAGCAGCATGCCATCAACCCCGAGGATCTCAGCGCCCACGTCGGCGAGAATCTGGGACTCGGAATACCCGCCGCGCCAGAAGCGCCCACGTTGCCCCCGGCGTCAGCAGCCCCGACGTTACCGCCAGCCGGACCGCCAGCCGGATCGTTAGGAGGATTTTAGCGATGGCCGATACCAAGAAATGGAACCCTTACGAGGCGGCTGCCGAAGTCCTGCAGAACCGGAAGAAAGATATTGATTCGGCGTCCGAAGAGAAGTCGCAGAAGAAAGATGACCGGACGAAGAAAGCCGAGGACGATCCGTCCCGTGACCCCGCCGAAGAAAAAGAGCTGACGAAGTCCGCGCCTCGTCTCCGGGACTATCGGATCAAGAAGAGCATCGGCGGCGACAGCCCCGCAGAGGTACGGCTCTATGACCTGCAGATGAAGCGCCTCAAATCCTACAAGAAAGGCACGAAGAAGGTCGCCAAGACCGGGCTCGCGAAGCTCCACAAAGGCGAGGCCGTGTTGACCAAGAAGCAGGCGGCGAAGTATCGAGGTCGTAAAGTCAAAGGTGCCGCCAGTGCGTTAGGGGCGGGGACGCACAAGAAGCCCGCTAAGAAGGGCGTGTCGTTTACTCCGGCTGGACGAGTTGTACGTGCTATTGGTACTTCAGGTCAGGGCTCGACAGATCCCAATGATGCGGTCGTCAAGGACCGAGCACTCTACGAGAAGCGAGAGCTGAGAAAAAATATGCCTCGCCTCAAAGCCTATCGAGAACAGCACGGCATAGCCGAACCAACCGCCGCTGAGAAACAGCTCGATAAGCTAGAGAAAGAGCAAACGGTTCGTCTCTATTAAGGCGGTATACATGGCCAATCCCTTTCAGTCGGTGTTGCCCGCGATGAAGACCAGTGGTGAGGACTCGAAGCTCCAGAGTCCGACATCGACTTCTACGCTCACGGTGTCTGCGAAGGGTGGCGTGCCTTCATACAAACGTGGGACACGCTTCGTGAAGAAGACCGGGATTGCTCGGATTCACAAAGGCGAGGCGATTCTTAACGCTCGGGACGCTAAGAAGTATCGTAGCAGCGGCAAAGTCAGCGCTGCTGCCAGTTCCCTGGGCGCAGGCAAGAAGAAGGTTCCGTCGAAGAACCAAAGACTCATTCGAGTCGCAGGCCACGAACTCAAGGAGAATCCTCCGAAGGTCGTGAAGTCCACGATGCGAAAGAAAGGTCCCGAGGCTGCGAGAAAGCAGAACATCGCGATCATGTTGTCAAAGGCCCGCGCAGCTGGCGCAGACATCCCCGAAAAATAAGGACGCCATGAAACGTGTACATTGGGCGGTTGTCACCGAAAAAGTTCAGTGCCAAGACGCCACGGTGTACGAGGTGGCGAACCTTCAGAACTTCAAGATGGAGTGCTGTGACTGCGGTCTGATTCACAACTTCCAATTTTTTCCAGTTGATAAGAGCGGCACTCCGATTCCAAATGCCAGATTATTGTTGTCTGCAGTACGGAACACGAGGTTGACCAAGTCAAATCGAAAGAAGAAAAAACTGGAGGATTAAGAATGGAGAACTTCCGAACGATTTTCTTTCCGAAAGCTGGTCGGTTTCAGGGGACGAAGGTAGAAAACAGATGCGAGTCTGCTTCCAATGCGGGAAGTCGTTACGACCACTACAGGAACGATTCTGCGGTTCACGCTGCCGACAAGCCGCAGAACGAGAAGACATCCGGTCGGAATTCATAAAAGCCTACGGGGGTAAATGTCAGTGCCCCGGAGGTTGTGATGTTCGCATCGAGCAGTTTCTGTCTCTCGATCACATCGACGGTGGCGGCGACACGCACCGCAAGAAGACTGGCACTCGTGGCTGGCGGATGTACAAGCTGCTTCGAGACCAGGGTTGGCCTAAGTTAAAGTACCGGTTGCTGTGTTACAACTGCAATATGTCACGGGCTTTCCACGGAAGGTGCCCACACGAAAGTCCGGGCTTCAGAGGTTAAGATGGCCGTCAAAGAGATCCTGGGGGCAAAACGTTCATCTAAGCCCATGCTCATCATTCAAGGTCGAGTCCCCCATTTTTCCAAAGAGCTTCGGAGTTTCGTTGCGTTTCTGAACGAAGAGTACCCGTTGAAGAAGGATGTGCGTCTCCAGATTTTTCCGGATGATGAGATCGAGTCTGACAGCACGAAGGTCCCGGACGACGAGGACAGCCGCGATGAGCCCTACTACGGAATATACCACGACGGAAAGAAGACTAACGGCGTCAAACTGATGTATCTGGCGACCGGGCTCTTCTGTCCCGAGTACGAGGCGATCACGCTTCTGCTGTTGGCACATGAGTACAAGCATGCGCTGCAAGACCAAACCGGAAAGGCGCTGAACGAGGCCCAGGCCGATCAGTTCGCTTTCAAGGTAGTGTTGGAGTATGTTCGGAGACAACGAGGCGACCCGAGGTAAAGTACATGGCTAATTCTTTTACGACAAACCCGATCAGCATTGATACCACGTTCACGAACGGATACCGCGTCAACGCTACGTCCCTGTTTGCAGCCGGGAACCCGATGGGGCTGGGGATCTTCAAAGTTATCTGGCGGGCTCCCTTGGCTTCGGCTTCTTTTTCCATTCAAGAGACATCGGACAGCATGGTGCTGTTGTCAGGCACCACCCCCGCGCTCTTTGCGGGGCAAGATGTGGAGTATGACTTCGAAGGCATGAACATTGTCTGGAGAAACTTCAAGGTTCCAACGCTGAGTGCAGGCCTCCTGCTGATTTATGGCCGCCTGCAATAACCGATGCTCGAAACCTTCGATAGCTTACTTGAGAAACACGAGACTCCGGACAAGATTCCGGATGAGGTCCTGTATGAATATCTGACCCGCGTCGATGTTCGTGGTAGCCTGCGCAATCTAGCCTCCATCGGGCTCGACAAGGTTCCGCTGAGTAAAGAGGTTCGTCGTCGGACCCGCACGGATCTCTTCTGGCTCGTCAAGTACTTTTGCTGGGGCACCAACCCGGCAGGTATAGACAAGCACATCAAAGAGAATCGCATCACCCGAGAAGAGTACCAGATTGTCTGCGACTTCTTCGTGCAGAAGCAACTGGACAAGGAGATCGGAGAGCAGGACAGCTTCAAACAACGTTTGCTCCTCTGGCCTCGCGGCGGGTTCAAAAGCACGATTGATGTTTGCGACGCCGTCCAATGGATTCTGAATTTCCCCGAGATCCGGGTTCTGTTCCTTACCGGCGTTGATGATCTTGCCATCGGATTTGTGAAGGAGTTGAAGGGGCATTTTGCAGCGAAGGAAGACGATGTCAGTTTGATGAACCTCTTCTTCCCCGAGTTCTGCATGACGGAAAAGGAACTTGACGCGGGCAACCAGTTCGAATTTACTTGTCCGATTTGGGCCGCGAAGAAAGTCCACCGCAAAGAGCCCACGGTTCTGGCGTCGTCGATTGGATCTACGAAGTCGGGTTTGCACTTCGAACTGATCAAGGCGGATGACGCGGTTTGCGACAGGAACACAGAGAGTCCTGAGCAGTGTCAAGCGATCTCGAAGAAACTCTTCCTGGCTAAGAAACTTCTGAGGCCGGGCGATTACTACTTCGAGATGATCGGTACGCGGTACGCCGATGAAGATCACTACGGAGTCTTGATCGAGAAGAACGTCGGAGACATCAAGACCAACCGGCAACCCGCGTGGGAGTACACAGAGAATTACAGTACCTGCACGAAGATTCTAGTCGGGCGCGCTATATCGATCAAGCCCGAGATATCGCAGAAACTGAAGATCGAAGGGAAGCCCGTCACCTACAAGGAAGCGGGGCTCGAAGGTTGCGATCTGCTACTTCCCAAGATCATGCCGTATCCTTGGCTGCTGCGGGAGTTCGGTGAGAACGAAGAGACCTTCGAAGGTCAGCTCAACCAGAATCCGCGACCGGCGAGCTTCTCGATCTTTGAGCGCGACAAGTTGATTCTAGCTACGGTGCCGTTCACGGAGCTTCCCTCTCGCGGCCCCGTCAGTCATACTTGGGACTTCGCGTTCAGCAAGAAGAAAGGCCGAGATTATTGCACGGCATCTTCAGCGATCTGGAACGACAAAGGTCAGTTCTTCATTCACGACTTGATTCGTGCCCGGTTTACGCCTTCGGAGTTGTCGAAGGCGGTTGTAGATTTTGCTATGAAGTACCGGCCATACGTCGTCTCGATTGAAGACGCCGCTGGGTCCAAGCTCATCGAGCCCGCGTTAAAGTCGGAAGCTGCTAAGACGGGAGACCCTTATATTATGGGTCTCTTCAGCAGAATCGATTGGGTGTCGGCTGAGACAAACAAGGATGCGAAGAAGATTCGCATGGCGGCGCTGCAGCCTTGGTTGAATGACGGTCGGATGAAGTTCGCGGCCCATCTGCCTTTTCTCAGCATACTCTATGATGAGTTCGAGAAGTGCATGGGTGCCAGTCACCACGATGATATCCCCGATGTGATATCTCGACAATTGAAGCACGCTCCGGCGATGGCGCAGTCAATCGTGAAGAACGAGATGCAGACTTGGAGCAAAGTCGAAGCCGGATGGAAGATGCTGTTCGAAGAAGATTTCGCGTCACCGTTCGGCGGCTTTTTACTGACGCACAACCCCGATACAGGCGAACTCAACTGGGTAACGTCTCCGATATCTAATCCCATTGTCGCAGTGCCTGAAGATTCCGGAATGAGGCCGTCTCCGTCCCCTGGTGGTTTAGATCCGATTTTAGGCTCGGGGATTTGGGGGTAAGTAGAGGACCATCGAAAGCTCGTCGCGTGGATGGAGAAGCGGAGCGAAATTCTGGGGTAGTTATAAATACGCACCCAACTTTGTAACAGAGGAAAAACCATGTCAGAACACAACCAGTTGGTCGATCAGAATCCAAACCACAAGGACCCATATCGCGCCAAGGCCTCCGAGTTCCCCGTGAAATCCGTCAAGGCCGGTAACGGCCAATCGGGCGGAGCCCACGGTGACTCTGAAGGTCATGATCAGCTTGTGAAGCAGAGCGAGAATCAGCTGGCTCCCCGAGCCAACGAGTCGGTGGATGTCGATGGCCCATCTGAGTGGGGCAAGGGCGGAAAGGCGTTCTCCGCGAGCGTTTCCAGTGAAGGTAGCACAGCTGTTGACAACCCGTGCGGCGTTGATCTCGCGACGGGCGAGCAGACTTGCAAGGGGTACAAGAAAACCAAGGTCGGAGAAGTCATCGATCCCAAAGTTTCCATTGGCTAATCTTTTCCGAACCGAGTGACCCATGCTGCTCGAACAACCCGCAGTAAATGTACATGCGCCCATCACCCCGGATGAAGCGAAAGCAGTTCTCGCGGAGAACATCTGGGCTAACGATCCGGCGCTGAAGCTTGTCGTTCAAGACGCTCTACGAGCGGAGAACTTCGCCTCGACGAAAGCCTGGGTCATGCAGTGGCCTTCGGCGTCTACGTTGTACCAGTCGCCGTACACTGCGCAATACTGGGAAGGCACGCAGTCCGAGAGGGCGAACGTGCCTTTCTTCACCGTTGCTACAGCGGTGAACTCCTTGGTTCCCCAGATCATCAACGGCCTGTTCTACGACGATCCGCCGTTCATGATTCAGAAGAGGCCCGGCACCACGGCGGTTGTGGCGAGCGCCATCGGCGCGCTACTGTCGTACCAACTCGAAGACATCGGGTTCCGCGAGGAACTCAAGCGCGGATGTTTTAACGCGGTTCTCTTTGGCACCGGAATTTGGAAATGGGGTTGGGAGACTTTCACCCGAACCCGAAAGATCTACGTTCGCGAGTCCGCGAATCCGGTTGTCCCAAATGTCACGGATACTTTACCCGACATCACCGTTGAGGCTCAAGATGAGGACGAGCAGATCGTAGAGGAGATCATTGACGAGGACGTTGACCGGCCTGTTTTCGAGAACATCACGAACCTTCGATACGTGCTCGTTGATCCAGGCCTCAATGTTCCCAACATCAACAAGGGCAAGTATGTTATTCATCGAATGTACTTGACGTGGAATGATCTTGACAAACTTCGCGAGCGGCCCGGATTCAAGATCCCACCTAGAGCGGAGTTGCTCAGCTTGTTTCTGCCTCCGCAGGAGCCGGTCGAGGCCGCGCCCTCGGAAATTACGAACCGGAATCCTCTGTGGGACGCTAGAGCCGAAGCTCGCTACGAGAAGACCACGGTAGATCCTTTCGACCAGCCTCTCGAAGTTTTAGAGCGCTGGGACAACGGGAAGTGCATCGCGGTCCTGAACAAGAAGATCGTGATCTGCAACGATCAGAATCCTTACGGCGAGATCCCGTTCCTATCAATTGGCTGGTGGGATGTTCCCGAAGCCTTCTGGTCGATGGGGCTCGCAAAGGTCATCGGTGCGGAGCAACGTTTGCAGCAGGGTCTCACGAACCTCTATCTCGACAACGCTTCGTTGAACTTGAACGGAGTCTACCTTCGCGTCCGAGGGAAGAGCGTCCCGACTCAAAGCATTCGTATTTCTCCGGGCAAGATCGTTGATGTAGACAACAAAGACGATTTCAAAGTTCTGGAACGGCTGCCAGCGGTCCCCGAGGCCACACAACATTTATCTTTGTCTGAGTCTCGCGCCGAGCGAGTTTCCGGCGTCAGCGATCCAGGCATGCAGGGCGTTGCCGGTTCAAGCGGACACTCCAGTTTGGCTCGAACGGCATCAGGAGCTAATCTTCTGGCTGCGGGTGCGGGCTCCCGCGTTGCGGATTTTGTGGAGAAGTTGTCGGACAACGTGATTGTTCCCTTTCTATACAAGGCCCACGAGTTGAACCGAGCCATGCTTCCGGCGAAGGCGATCAAGTACATTCTCGGAGAAGAGCTGCAGCATGAGTTCATGAAGGGCAAGGGTGACGTTGTCGAGATACTGAACGCTCGCGTGAAGTTTGCCATCCTGGCTGCGTCGAAACTGCAGGCTCGCCGGGCAATGGCGCAAGCCCTGCCGATGATTGTCCAGTTCCTGACGAGTCCTGAGACAACGAAGCAGCTGGCGGCGCAGGGCAAGAAGGTCAAGATCGAGGAAGTCGTCAAGATGTTCTTCGCGGTGTCGGATTGGAAGACCTACGATGATATCGTTGTAGACATGACTTCTGAAGAGAAGCAGCAGTCCGCTGCCAATTCTCCGGCAGCTATGGCACAAGCGAAGATGGCCGCGCAGCAAGCGGCTCTGGGTCAGCAGCACAATAACAAGTCGGATCTGGTTGAGCAAGAGAACATCGCGAGAGCTGGCAGGGATGTGCTAAAGCACGGACTTAAGCAAGGAGAGTCCGAGGGTGCCGAGGCTGCTCCCCCTGCCGGTCCCGAAGCGCCCCCTGCGGGGCTGGGAGTTTAATTTATGGCTGAGAGCTTGATGGTCGAGAGGGTCGAGGCGAGTCTTGGTAGGACGCTCACCGAAGAAGAGCAGTTTGAAATAGACGTGTGGGATCGAGGGCGAACGCTGGCTCAGGTCATTCACACCGAGGCCTACACGATTTTGATCGATACCCTTCGATCCTATGCAGACCGATCTACCCGAGATCTGTTGAAACTCTCTCCGGGCAGCGAACACGTCAAGGAAGCTCATGCCGCCGCTTACGCGCTGAACGACCTCTTTGTGAAATTCCAAGAAGACATCAACAGCGCCGTCACCAACTCGATGACGACGCCACCGGTACTGAAGAATGCAGCGCGATTGTCGAGCCCGGTTCCTCCCGAGAGCATGTGAGGAAGTAACACTATGCCAAGTTTTATGAAGCACAACGCGACCCTTCAGGAACACAAAAAGCTGGTATCCTGGTTGGAGTCTTTAACTGTTTTGGCGGATTGCCAAAAGTAAAAGGAGAATTATATGCCGCACACCGCTTCTGTCATTCCCGATCCGTTCGCAGATGACTTGTTTTCGCCTCTCGCGCCGAACGACCCGGAAGGCACGTTTGGGGAGGAGATTCAAAAGATAGCAGACGAGCAAAGGATCGCTCTGGAGGTCCCTGATCCCGTGGCTCCAGCTCCGGTAGCAGTCAAGCCTGCGGACGAGCCCCAAGTCTACCAGTACGAAGACGGTTCCCAGGTGGTCATCGAGCACGGCAGTCGCGGCTGGAAGGCTACGCTGGACTCCAACACCGGGGCACCCGTTGAGGTTTTCTACGGATCTACCAAGGACGATCTGCTTGTCAACTTGTCTGCGGGAAAGATCAACGCGACCCAGAAGATTCGAGAGCTGAACAAGAAAGCGAAGCTTGGCATCGACCTCGCGGATAACCCCGTGGCTCCTGTCGTTGTTCCGGCGGGTGCTGCGTATCGCAACCTGACGGCGGACGAGATCTTTGAGTTGAAGACCCGGTTGCAGGACGACCCGGACGCAGCCATCGGCCAATGGTTCCAGAAGAAGACTGGATTGTCTCTTGAGGAATTTGTGAAGGTGGCGAAGACCGGAAAGACCGCGTCGGACGAGCTGTCGGCGGAAGCGGTCTCCAAGGAGTTTTTGAGGACCCACGAGGAGTACGTTCCGTATGAAAAGAATTTCGAAGCTCTGATCGCTTGGTTGTGCAAGTACAAGTTGAATCAGCCACTGCAAGGGCGCGATCCGAATGCGATGATCGAGGTCCTGTTAAACGCCGGACAGTGGACGGCTGAGACTTTAGACGAGGCTTACCAAGACTTGGTGAACGACGGATTGTTGGATCTCCAAGTCGAAGAAGAGCCCGAACCAGTTGTACCCGCAGCGCCAGCAGCCAGAGTGACTCCGGCTGCGACTCTGGCTGCTGCTGCTGCAGCGACGACCTCTAACGACCGGATTGTTCGTGACAGGCGTCCGAGAGCGGGCAACGCAAACCTTGGTATCAGGACATCGGAAACGGTGGCCAGAAACGCAGAGTTTGCACCGCCGCCCTCAGTCGAAGAGTTAGACAACCTATCTGACGGCGACATTGAGAAATTACTCGGGGACGTTCGTCATAGCCGGTTGGGAACTCG